GACCTGGGACAAGGGCGCCGACATCCGCCTGGACATCTTACCCGACAACGGCGGGGCTTCCTACCTCAGCGGCGTGGAGCTGCTGACGCCCACCAGGGGGCCGGGTAAGGCCCTCAGCTACTCCCCGGAGTACGGGGGCACACGGGGGCGCTCCGCTGTCCTGCTGGCCGGGGCGCGGGTGATCCTGTACTGCTCCGGCGACGGCACGGCGGACGCCAAGACACCGGAAGGGCTGCGGGACGAGCTGGTGAGCATCGGCTGCCGGTACGACCATCCGGGCCACAGCCGGGGCCTGGGAGGCGTTCCTAGCCCTCTGCCAGGGCGAGGCGGCGGATGTGTCCGACTTGGACACCGACGTGGACACGCTGGCAGAGGCGGGCATCATCAACAGCCCGGACTACTGGCGGGCCGGGGACTACTCCGCCGCCAACGTCCAGGCGCTCATCGGCAAGATGGCCGACTATGTAAGGGAGGACGAGTGACATGGAGCACATCAACGGGATTAAAGGCACCATCGCGGCCGTGCTCGGCTGCCTGACCGCCCTGTGGGGCTGGTTCGGCTGGCTGGTGGTGGCCTGGTTGCTCTGTATGGCGCTCGACTACGGCACCGGCACCGCCGCCGCCCTCCGGGCCGGGGAGTGGTCGTCCAAGGTGGCAAGGGACGGCCTGTGGCACAAGCTGGGGGCCGTGGTGGCCGTCCTGGTGGCCGCTATTCTGGACGGGGTGATCGGTTTGATTCTAGCCAACATCCCCGCCCTGGAGATGCCCTTCCAGTATGAGGTATTTGTGAGTGTTCTGGTGCTGGTCTGGTATATCATGACCGAGCTGGGGAGCAT